ACGATTTCGAAACTCAGCTGCGGGATACGATTGCCGAAATCGTCCAGCGGCAAATCCTCGAACACGATATACGCCGTGCCGCGATAGGCCGGGGCGGCGCCTTCGATCATCTCGATCAGTGGATCGGGCAGCTGCGCCTCATCCCCGCGATACAGGCGATGCGTGACCCGCGACAGGTCAAACGCCTCGCCATTCGCCCAGGCGCGCTGCACGGCCAGCACCGGTCCCTCGCCCAGCGCGACCGCGAGGCTCACCGTATAATCATAGGTCGTCACGCGGGGGCCGCCCTTGCTGCCGCCGGACTGCGTCGTGCGATGCTCCCGGAAGCGCGAGGCCCAGATCACCTGCCCGGCCACCCGCATGCGTCCATAGACCGAGGGAATGCCAACGCCTTCGCGCGATTCCATCACCGGCAGCGTCTTCACACGCGGCCCGTCCACCGGCGGGGCCAGCCGCGCATCAATCAGGCTGCCCGCCAACGCGCCCGCTGCCCGGCCGATCGCGGCGCCCGCGACCTGCGTTCCAAGGAATTTCAATCCCTGCGGCAACAATTGCCGCCCCAGAGCCGCCCCGGCCTGAGACAATACGATCTGCGCCATGCCTTAATCCTCCACGCCCGGGAAGCGGAACGCCGCAACCACCCGCCGTTGCCACCACGGCACCAGCCGCGTCTCCACCGCCGCGCGCCCCCAATAGGCGTGCACCAGCGTGCCTTCGCCGGTCGCGATGCCGCAATGCTTCGCCGGAACGCCTGCCGCCATGCGGAACAGGAGCACATCACCCGCCCCGGCGCTGCCTGCCGGTATTTCGGTCAGGTGCCGCCGCGCCGCTTCCAGCAATGTCTCTTCGCCGAGCGCTTCGGCCCAGTCGGGCGAATAGGCGGGCGCGGCTTCGGGCTCCGGCCCCACCAGTTCTCGCCACACGCCGCGCACAAGGCCAAGGCAGTCACAGCCTGCGCCCTTCAGGCTCGCCTGATGCCGGTAAGGTGTGCCGATCCAGCCGCGCGCGGCGGCCACCACTTCTGATCGTTTCATCGCTTGCCCCCATTATTGCCCGTCGCTGCCGGGCCTTCCAACACGAACTCCGCCCCCGGAAGGTGCGGGAAGCCCCGGAAGTTCTCCTCATTGCCGAACACGTCCCGGCAGGTCACGAACCGCTGGTCGCAGGTGAGCCCCGGAAAACCGCCCGCATCTACACCGCAGCGCGCATCCCCCAGCACCGCATCGCAGGCCCGCGCATAGACCCGCCCCACGGGCCGCTCCAGATCCGCCTTGAGGGACACCAGTTCCGCCTCGAACCCGCCGGGGCCGCGCGTCACCTCGCTGAGGCGCCCGCTCCAGACCTGCACGAACAGGTCCGGACGCTCCCAGTCGGCGCGCAGCACATCGACGCGCGCGCCATCCCACAGGCCCGCGGCAAGATCCGCCTCGGTGATCGCCTCATCGGCCAGCACGCCGCCTGCGGCCGCCTGCCCCGGCGCAAGCCCCGCGCTCTGTGTGAAGCTGCCCGCGCTGAGCGCCCCGCCCGGTGAATAGGTCACCCCGTCCACCAGCAGCGCCCGGTCATGTTCCGTCGCGGCCAGCACGAAGCCATCGCCGCGTGTCAGCCGCCAGCACAGGCAGGTGGTTGTGGCCCCGCTCGACAGCCGGGCGGCAAATTCACTTGTCATCAGACGCATGTGTCAGCCCACCAGTTCAATCAGGGGGATACTCAGCACACGGCCCGCCCCGAAGGCTTCAAGGTTCACATCCAGCCGGTCGGCATCGAACCGGACCGGGCAATCGAACCGGTAGCCCGCCGTCACCACCGCCCCCTCTGCCGGGACAGCGGCCAGCGTGACAAGCCCGGTTGCCGCGTTCACGCTCGCAGAGACGGGGGCGCCACCCACCGCAACCACCACACTGCCCGCCACAGGCTTCAGGATGCGCCGGGCATAGCCGCCATAAGCCTTCACCAGCTGGAACGTGTTCGTCACCCCATCGCCCGTGCCAATCACCTGATCGGTGGCACTCACCGCGGCGCCGGGCGCGCAGCTGCGATCATCCAGCGCATCGCGGAAACGAAAGCCGGAGAGCCGTCCGCCGCGCGCCTCGAAGAAGGCGACCACGGTTTGCAGCGTGTCCAGCCGCGTCACCGCGCTGCCCACATCCCAGCGGCGGCGGCTACCCGCCCACAGCGCATTGCGCGCCTCCGCCCCGCTGGCCAGCGTGACGACTTCCGTCTTCCGCTCCGGCCCGCCGCTTGCCGCCAGCGCCAGCGGCACGGGAAAGCTCACCTCATGAAAATTGTTCAGGCTCACAGGAACCGCCCTCCCTGGCTGACCAGCCGCGCCAGCACAGCGCCGATGGCATTGCGCCCGGTGACAGCGGACTGTTCCGTACCCTGCGCAAAGTTCATATTGACGTTCAGCGCGGAGGAGGACGGCCCGCCATTGAACACGGCTTCGGCGGCCACCCGCGCAATGTCGCGCAGGATGGCATCGGCCATGCGCTGGAAGTCCAGCTCTCCGCTGCGGGCCGCCTGCGTCAGCGTCGCTTCGATGCGCGCGCCCGCCTGCCCGAACGCTGCCTCCAGCGCGCCTGCCGCCTCCGCCCCCGGCCCGTCCGCCAATGCCTGCAGCGCATCGGCCGCCGAGGCGAGATCCTGTTCGAAATTATTCATTCGTCTCCTCCATCCGGATATGCCCCCATCAGCGCCGCGAGCTGCCCCCGGCTCATCGCGTCGCTGCGCTCACCCGCCAGCCAGCGCCACTCGCGCAGGGACAGGCGCCAGAACGCGTCCGGTGTAATCCCGGCCGACAGCGCGGCGCGCAGCATGTCCCGCCACGGAAACATTACGCCGCCAGCCCCAGCCGGAACGCCTCCGCCACCGCCCGCGCCGCCGCGCCGGGGGACACATCCGCACTTCCGAGGCGCGCGGCAGCCTCGTCTTCCCCGCCGCCCCGCAACAGCGCCGCCAGCACAAGCGTCAGGTCTGCGGCGGACAGGCTGCGCAGCCGCGCGTCCAGCTCGCTCATCCGCTCGCAGCCGAAGGCCGCCTCTATCTCTGCCAGCGCCCCCAACGTCAGGCACAGCCGCCGCTCGGCGCCGCCGATGATCAGGCTGGTCTCTCCTCGCGCGGCGTTCATGGCATCGCCTCGAAACTGACCAGCCCTGCGCTTTCCAGCGTGACGGAGAACTCCGCTTCGCCGTCATGCTCACCGCTCCAGCTCAGCTCACTCACCTGGAACGCGCCTGCCAGCGTGCCGAAATCCGGCAGGATGAACTGCCAGTCCGGCGCCTCGCCCGCAAAGAAGACGGCCCGCATCCGCGCATCGCTGGCGGCATCCTTGAAGACGCCCCGGCCGGTGACCTTTGCCGCTTTTGCGCCCGCCCCAGCCAGCAGTTCTCGCCAGGCTTCGGGGCTGTCGGCGCTGGTGGCATCCACCAGGGCAGCCGACAGCTGGATCCGGCTTGCGCGGATGCCCGCCAATGTGACGTAAGCGCCGCCCCCGTCTGAAATCTTCAACAGGATGTCCCTGCCTTTTTGCCCTGCCATCAGGCCGCCTCCTCTGAAATGATCCGTATTCGCACCACGCCGCGAAAGGCGCGCTTGTCCGGCGTGCGCATGGCATCGGCGAAGACGACCTGTGACAGCACCACGTGCTGGCCCTCCACGGCCCAGTCCGCGCTCTCCACCGCCGCGCGCAGGGCCGAGAGGCATTCCTTCGCGCCGCGCACGCCATAGTCGCGGGAGTAGCAGGCCAGCGTGATGCGATGCTCCAGTCCATCCACAAGGCTCGCCCCGGCGGGGCTCGTCTCGTGCCGGTCGATCAGTGCGTAGGGGTAGAGCGGTTCCTCGCTCTCCGCGTCCAGCACGCGGGCGGGCGTTCCGAATACGGACTTCACGCCCGCGTCGGCGCGCAGCAGCGCCATCAGCGCGGCCTGCACAGCCTCCTCCGCCCGCCCGCTCACAGCCGCACCTCGGTGCGCGCAGCCAACACCGCCGCGACATCTTCCGGCAGGTCTGCGCCCTCACCGCGCTGGTAGGCGACCAGCACCAGCCGTTTCAGCGCGTGCACCAGATCCTCTGGCACATTCGCCGCCGCGCCATAGCCCGCCACGAACGTCACCTCCACGCGCCCGCCAAGCGGAATGCCCGGCAGCGGCACGAAGGGCTTCAGCGTCAGCCGCTCGCTTTCCAGCACGAAGCGCGTGGTGACCGTCTCCGCAGCGCCCTCGGCGTCCACGATCTCCACGGTCACCAGCGCACTTGCCGGCGCGTGCAACAGCCGCAGACCGCCGCGGCGCACCCCCGCTGGCCAGCACGCCCAGCTGCGCTTCAGCGTCCGCGTCACCAGCGCCAGGCCGCCCGCCGTTTCCAGCCGCGCCTCCGCCGCCGGGATCAGCGCCGAGACCAGCGCGTCCTCTCCGTCATGCCCGATGCGGAGATACTCCTTCGCCGCAGCCAGAGACAAAGCCGCCTCCGCTGGCGGTGTGATCACCGTCAGATTGCTCATTTTCAATTTCCTGTTACGTTGCCCCTATGGGCAGAATACTGGTTCAGATCGGTCAGTTGGTGGCGAAACCTGTTTGGATTCTCGCCACCATGATTTTGCCACCCCTCGGCTCGGTATTGATCGGTTTGGACGACAATCCGTGGACTGTTTTCGGCCTTGGCGTTCCATTCGTATTGCTTGTCTTCTTCACACGAAGAGAGCTCCGTTTCATTGTCGCAATGTCCGCCGGTTTCCAGATTGCCGGCGGTTTGCTTTCAAGCGATTTCCGGCTTGTGCTTGCCGCCTCGTTCCTGCTTGCGTGTCTCGGCGCGATCTGGGTTTTCCGGGGCAGGTTTGGCGAGACGCTTCCGGGCGGCGATAACCGGCCGACCTCAAGGCCGACCGATTTCGCCGGAGTGCCCTGACCTAAACCAGCGTTCCCAGCTTCTCGACCACGGCCGAGCCGATCGGCAGGCCGATGCTGCGGATCAGTTCGTCGTCGATTTCGGTCTCGGTCGAATTGATCAGGGTGGCGACGGCTTCGGCCACTTTCGTGGTGAACTCGTCCTGCTGCGCCTTGGTCAGCAGCGCGGCCTGGCGGATGATGGAGACGATGACAGATTCAAACATGTTGATTTCCTTCTTTGCATTTTTTGGCTGCACACGGATATTGAAACCGAATGCAATTCGTGATTTGTTAGGGCGGTGTCAGAGGCGCGTCAGGCCGATTCGATCGAGCCAAAGGACAGGCGACACGTTCCGAAAAACGAGACCGACTGTCGCGGGAGACCAGACATGCGCACCCCATTGTTCACCTCTGAACCACCACCATGGATGAAGTGGCTAATTCTGATCGCAAACGCTTTGCTTCTGATTTTCAGAGGATCAAAACACCTCTAAATCAGAACACCATCACCTTCGCGGCGTCGAAGTTCTGTACGCCGCCGCCCACACGTTTGGTCGTGTAGAACAGGACGTAGGGCTTGGCGCTGAACGGGTCGCGGAGGACGCGGGCGCCCTGCCGGTCGGCGATCAGGTAGAAGCGGCGGAAGTCGCCAAAGGCGATGGCCGCATTGCCGCTGCCGATGTCCGGCATGTCTTCGACTTCCGTCACCGGATAGCCGAGGATGGTTGCCGGATCGCCGCCGGTGCCCGGCTGCCAGAGGTAACGCCCGTCGCCATCCTTCAGCTTGCGGACGGCTGCCACCGTGCGCCGGTTCATCACGAAGCGGCCATTGGCGCGGAACTGGCTTTTCGGCGTGTAGATCAGGTCGATCAGCTGGTCGGCCGCATTGGCGGCGCCAAAGTCTCCGGCGACCGAGCCGACCTTGCCCCAGACATGGCTGGCCTCGGCGACAATCTCATAATCGAGAAAGCCCTTCGGCTTGTTCGTGCCATCGCCCGTCACGAAGGCAGCCGATTCCTGCGCGGCGAAGGCATTCTCCACCTCATCGGCCAGCCAGGCGTCGATGTCCGAATAGGAATCCTCCAGCAGGGCCTGCGTCGCCGCGGGCATGGCATAAAGCTCACCGGCCGGGAATTCCAGCAAAGCGAGGCCGGAATGCGTGGTCTCCGTCCGCGCGCCTTCCTCCGCCACCCAGCTCGCCGCCGCGCCCAGGCTGACCGGCTTGCGATAGGTGCCGGCAGAGGTCTGCCGCACGGTCGCGATCTGGCGCATCGGGCTGGCCGCCAGAAGACGCGCCTCAATCAAACGGTCCAGTTCCGGCGGGGCGACATAGCCGCCCTGCGCATCAGTACCCGTGTTCAGGGCCTTCACGTCCAGCTTTGCCAGACCACTATCATCGCCCTGACGCAGGTAACGCCCCCAGGCTTCGGTGCGGGCATCCGGCTCTGCCGCCGGGGCCGCGCCTGCCTCCGGCCGCGCCATCTTGAGGCTGAGGGCCTCCAGACGCCGGTCAATCCGGGACAGGCGCTCATCCGTCAGCGGATCGCTTGCGCCTTTCGATTCAATCTCGGCCAGCCGCGCATCGTTTGCCTCGCGAAAGGCCTCGAACGCCGCCATCAGGTCGGCTTCCGCCGCCTTGTTTCCGCCTGCCATCTTGGTTTCCTTGGTCATTCTGTCTCCTTCACCAATCCTCACGCGGCATGTGCCGCGACTGTTTCCATCACCGTGAACCGCGCCCGCGCCTGCATCGGCGCCTGCACGAGGGAGACTTCCACGAGATCCAGCTCGATCAGCTCCCGCCCGCCGCCGGGCAGCGGCTTCCACAGGCGCGGCCGGAACCCGATAGAGAGGCCGCTGAGGCCGCCGCGCACCAGCTGCTGCACGCCCGGCTTTTCGATCAGCCCACGCATGAACAGGCCCCGCCCGTCTTCGATGACCCGCGTCCAGCGTCCGGCCAGCGCGCCCGGCCGATGCTGCAACAACATCGGCAGGGCGGCCCCGGACCGGAGCGTGTGCGCGAACGCCCCCGCGCGCACGACGTCTCCCGACTGGTCCGGTATCCCGAAGAGTGAGGCGTAACCTTCGATCAACAGCTCACTCATCGCGCGCCTCCATGCGGCGTTCGATCCGGTTCAGCTGTCCGCTTACCGATTCCAGCTGCGCCTCGACGCGCACCAGCCGTTCGGAGACCATCTTGCGGTCGTCCAGTTCCGTCTCCACGGCGCGGATGCGTTCGGCGGCAGAGCCTGCCCAGACCAGCGCGCCGCCGGTCTGCACTAGGATGGCGATAACGAGGCTGAGCGTGACTTTCTTTTCGATCTCCATCAGCCGAGCCCCGCCAGTTTGCGTTTCTCGTCCGGCGTCGCGAAGGAGGCCGCCTCCAGCCGCGCCCACAGAGCCTCGCGTTCGGCGGAGAGCGCTGGCACGCGGTCCAGATCGCAGCGCACGTCCACATCCCCGCCCAGCGGCTCGTCCAGCCAGACCGACAAGGACGCCGCCATCTTCTCGGCCAGCGGCAGCACGGTCATCCGCCAGAAGGCGAGATTTGCTTCCTTGTAGTTCGTATACGTATTGTCTCCCGGAATGCCCAGCAGTTGCGGCGGCACGCCCAGCGCCAGCGCAATCTCCCGCGCGGCGCTGTTGCGCGCCTCCAGAAAATCCATGTCGGCGGGCGACAGCGACATGGGCCGCCAGTCGAGCCCACCTTCCAGCAGCAGCGGACGGCCTGCGTTGGCCGCGCCGGAGTAAAGCGCATCCAGATCCTGCTTCAGCCGGTCGAACTGCTCGGGCGGCATGCGGCCATGACCGGACCAGATCAGCGCGCCGGAGGGCTTGGCAGAATTGTCGATCAGGGATTTCGCCCAGTCGGCGGAGGCATTGTGCAGGTCCAGCGCGCGGCGGGCGGGGGCCAGTGCCGGCAGGCCGAGAATGTCGTCCTGTGGGTGGAAGAGTTTCAGGTGCAGCACCGCCTCGCGCGGCAGCAGGCGTTCGCCCTTGCGTTCCCGCACCGCCCAGCGCTCGGCCCAGCCACGGCCATCGGTGATGGGGCGCACGCGGCCCGGCTGCAGCGCGTAAAGCGCGTCGACGCCGTCTTCTCCGCCCGGCAGGGTCACCGCCTCGATGAAGGCATTCCCGTGCAATTGCAGCTGTGTGTAGACGCTCTCC